ATTCACAGACACAGAGGGCACGCTAAAACTGTATTACACCATTGTTCACTTCCCTAACACAGGTTCTATTAATCCACAAGGTATAGAGGGCACTAAATATATTAAATCGGCATACACGCATTTTGACCAAACATTAAAAGTGTCATATAGAAAGAGGGTTTTATGATGTATACGATTTATGCGTATATGGACGATATTAACACATACATATATGTACCATCTAGCGACACTTTGCAATTGTATGACATAACTATTGATTATGGCGTAAACCAAATTAGTCAACTCAAGTTCACAATGCCACCGACTAACCCATTTTATGAGAATATCAAAATAGGTCAGCAACAAAAGGTAATTGTGTATGAAGACGGCAATATTTTTTGGGAAGGGTTCATACATAGAATAGACACAAATTTCAAGAAAGAAAAGACTGTTATATGCGACGACTTGTTATATTTGTTAACCACAACAATTCAGCAACCGCACCATTATTCTAATGTTACATACAATGATATGCTTGACAGTATTCTTGAAACTCACAACAACCAAAGGCGTGATTTTGCTACTGGATATGACGCTGTCGAAATAATAAGAGGCGGAATTTACGACGGGGACGACATAGTACCGTCAAGATACACTAACTACGAAAACACGTGGCAAGTGCTTAACGACGACCTCATCAACTCGCGCAACCAAATTATGTACCTTACGTGGAATGGCGAGAGTTATTCACTAAATACGGATACGCTAGACAAAGAAGCGGGCTCTCAATACATTGAATTTGGATACAATCTTTTGAATTTCTCTACGGGGCTTGACATGAGTGAATTGTACACTCAAATATGCCCAATTGGAGCAAGACTTGAAACGCAAACCATAGTTGGTTTAGACGACTACGTGACCATTAAGAGCGTAAACAACAATAACCCCGTGCTCACAAGCGCGAATGAACAATTAATTGAGCAATATGGCGCAAGATGTCTAACAGTTCAATGGGAAGATGTTACAACCCCGTCCGTTTTGAAAACAAGGGCTAGAGACTGGCTCAACGGCAAACAATTTACTAATCTAACCATAAATTTGAACGCGCTGGATATGTCTATCCTCAACCCACATATTACGGCTTTTAACGTCGGCGCTACTGTAAGAGTAATTGCTCCGCCGTTTGGCATAGACGTTAATTTACCTGTTCAAAAAATTACAAAAAATATTAGCGACCCTACTAAGTCAACAATTACTTTGTCTTTTATAAAACAACTGTCCTACACTCAAATGCAGACTAGACAGAACAACCAGTTTAGGAAGGAGTTATTGAGATAGTGGCATACAAACAAATTAAATTAAACGTATTCAACAACGAATTTACCAAACAAGTCATAACCGTTGCGGGTGACACTGCAAGACATTTACACATTTTTCTTGATGTGAACGTATCTCAATTTGAGACGGCTATAATGTATCTTAATAAAGGTGAAATTACACTTTCAACAAGTGGCACAGTTCAAACCACATACATTGATGTTCTACTATTGAACATTGCCAAAGGCGACTGGAACATGCAACTTGAATTAACAGACAAAAGCGGGCGCAAAATAAAAACATTTCCTTGTGTCGTCCGCGCACTAGAAAATTTATCAGTTTGAAGGAGGAACTCATAAATGGCAATAAAAGAAATCAAATTGAACGCTCAAAACTTTGACACAATGAAGAAATTCGCAATGGTGCAAGGTGATAGCGCGCGTGTTCTCCGTTGTTATGTCGATGTAGATTTGTCGACGGTAACAGAGGCGCGCATTTACATTAAGAAGGCAGACGGGACAGAAATTTACAACGACTGTGTTGTGACAAATCAATACATTGACGTTCCACTAACAACACAAGCGTTGGCGGTTGTTGGAGACCAAGTCGCCCAACTTCATTTGAAAGACGGCAACGGATACATAACAACATATAAATTTATCCTCCAAGTTTTAAAGTCATATGTAAGCGGTTCAGCAATTGAAAGTTCAAACGAGTTTACAGCGCTTGAAAACGCACTCACAGAAGTGGAAGAATTTGGAGCAAAAAACCTTGTGTATGACAATGAAGAAAGTGGGCTAGAAGCAAGCAATATTCAAGACGCAATAGACGAATTAGCAAACAATCCAAGTGGTGTATATGTAGGAGACGAACCACCAGCAAAAGCAACCACTTGGATAGATACATCAGAAGATGTAGGTGGTGGTACGTTTGTAGACCTTTACAGAATGGAAGTAAATAAAGTTCCAATTGAAGGACTTAACACAACTGATAAGACCGTTGAGGGTGCGATTAACGAATTAAACAATTTAAAAAATTTTGCTTTTGGAAATCCAATAAACATAACAAATTCACTCCCATACACTTGTGCGAAAGGTGGTTTTGTATACTTATATTCAAATCCAAAATCGTCCACTTCAACATACTCATTTTATAAAAATGATTATAAAAATACGTCACTTTATATTCGCACCAACACTTCAGGTGGTAGGGCTGAAAGTTGCTATGCACTTGCTCCACAAGGTTCTGTCATATCTTTCAATAGTGGAAGTGGCTCGGAAAATGTAACCGATGTACTTTTATTTATTCCATTCACTTAATAAGGAGGCAACAAAATGGCTATATTAAGACAACCAATTAACGAACAAGCGACCACAAGAGAAGATTATCCTCCCGTTCCTCTTGGCACTATTGTTGGTGTTGAAGTAAGCGAAACAGAACCTACTAATCCATTGACCGAAATCTGGATAAAACCAAGTGAAGGCAATCAAGACTTTGTTGTTGATTATGGCACAGACGGGGTGTGGACTTGGAGGAAATGGAACAGCGGAATTGCCGAGTGTTTGGGGGAATTCGACTACACCGCCAATTTATCTACAACTACAGGAAATTACTTCACACAATCAGCAACGGGAACTGCAAAGAATTTCCCAACAAATTTATTTGTTTCTGCGCCTATTGTTAGACCAATTGTTAGGTCAAGTACATATTTGAACGTAACACCTGCAACAGTTACAAAAGACAATTTCACGCTGAACCTATTCGGAGGCTATAAATATACAGGCGCAACCGTTAAAATTCATACTCACGCAATAGGTAACTGGAAATAAGGAGGCAACAAAATGAACGAAGTATATATGAAAAAAGACGGGGAATTCAAGCCTCTTATGTTGGCTATTGGCGACGGTGAACAGTATTCGACTACCGAGCAGAGAATTGGAACGTGGATTGATGGTAAACCTTTGTATCGGAAGACTATTGCATATACAACAACATCAACAGTCGGTGCATTGAACACGGCGACAAGCGTGTCAATTCCACACAACATTTCCAATTTCAAACAGTTAGTTAGAGCAGAAGCAACTGACAGTATTAATTTGCATTACCCATTAATGAACGGAACGAACTCAGTAACTATGGCAACATTCGTTCATTCGGTAAATGCAACTAATGTGTATTTGAAAATTATTAATGATACTTTTACGGCAAGGACTTATTACATAACACTTGAATACACCAAGACAACAGACTAATTATACAAAATAGTTATTTTACCTCACCGAATCACCGCAAAGCACGGTGATATTTTTATGCTCAAATAAAAGGATGTGATTATCAAGTGACCGAAATAATAGTTGCCGTAATTGGTGCATTTGGCGGAACATTGTTAGGCTTTATTCTTAACGAATTAAAAGCTAAAAGAAGCGAACAAGAAGCTCTCAAGATATTGCTTAGAAGAGAACTCAGAACACAATACAACGAATGGCACAATAAAGGCTATATCACAGAGTCAGCTCTTATCGAATATACATATGCATTAGATGTGTACGAAAGGCTTGTCGGCAAGAATGACTTTGTAGAGCAAATAACAAAAGGTATCTCTTGTTTGGAGGTAAGATCATGAAATTTACAAAACAAACATTTAGAAAAGTTTACAGAACTTTCATTCAGGCATTTCTTGGTTCTGTAGTTGGAACGATTGCGCTCGTTGATTTCACGAACAAAGAAGCATTAAAACAAAGCATTATTATTGTTGTAATTATTCCAGCTGTATCGGCTGGAGTTGCAGCAGTAATGAACTTAGAAGAAGGAGCTGAAGAATATAATGGCTAAAGTTTGGCAAGAAAGAACAAAGGCACCTACCGAAAAGGACCTTTACTATGTATCTAAGAAGAAGGGCGGATATAATCCGTTCGTCAACAAAGATCTTGAGTATTTTGGCAACGGAGGCAACTGCACTGCCTACGTTTTCGCAAGATTTTGTGAGGTGGGAAGTATTTCTTCTAAGGGTATCATCCAGAAGACTTGCAAGCTTCCACTTTGCAATGCAGAAGATGTATTTTCACAGTGTACCGCTTACGAAAAAGGACAAACTCCAAGACGTGGCGCTGTATTGTGTTTTTCCAAGGGTAAGAAGTTCAATGGAAAAGACGGTGCAGGGCACGTTGCAATAGTTGAGAACTTCGACGATAAATATGTATACACTTCAGAAGCTGGATACAGACATTATTTATTCAAACGTGCTAAGTATCCAATTAAGAATGGAAAACCATACCTTAGCGGGTATAATTTTGAAGGATACATATACAATCCTTGGGAAGAAAACAACTACCAGGAAGTTGCTCCAAAGAAAGAAGCACCAAAGACATACAAGGTTCGTGTAACAGCTAAGAGCGGGCTAAATGTTCGCAAGGGCGCTGGAACTGTATACGGTGCTATTAAAGTTCTCCCATTTGGCGCTGAAGTAACTGTTTACGAAACTAAAAATAATTGGTCTCGAATCGGTGTTAATCAGTGGGTATCCAATGACTGGATACGAAAAGTATAATAATAAGATTAAAACCTCTCACATTTACTTGTGGGAGGTCTTTTTCTTTGGTATAATATTATTGCTATCAAGTCTCAAAGACGTTTAGACTGTGCTGTGAGAGGGTTACGACCTTCTCGAGCATTTTTATTTGCCCAGTCAACGGTTGATTGCAACGGCGGTTGAAAAGATTATAGATTAGTAACCTGGACTTGTGTTTCTTGGTGAAGTTTCTGTATGAGAAAGGCTGACGAGCTGAACGGAGTTTGCAAGGGCTTTATCCGTTATTTGGCTAATAGTCCTCATAACAATGGACTTGGTTACTTTTGCTGAAATATTGCAAGAGTGCGGCTTGCAACGCAGAGGGCTTTATCCGTTATTGCGGAGTTACGTCATTCCGCCACAACCGAAAAGGTGAAATTAAATGAGTCGCTCTGGCACACGGCAAGTTCGCAATAGTGTGCTATTATTTTCGGTGGCTCCCAATTGGCTACCAAAACGGCTTTAATCAACGTAGGTACGTTATACAATCTCCCCTGCTAAGGGAGTAGTGTCAGTAATGGCAGCGAGGGTTCAAATCCCTCTTTCTCCGCCAAAAAACCTCATAACAGCGTTGTTTGTGACGTTGCTATGAGGTCTCTTATTTTTATTGAGAATTATTAAAAATCACGCAAAATTATCCAAAATTATTGCGCGTGGCTACCAGTTTGGCTACCAGTTACATCTTATTAACAGCGGTTATTAATGACTCTGAATTTGGATGAACATAACGCTGTGTTGTTGTGACTCTTGCATGTCGCATTATTTTTTGTGTGGTTAATGCATCGGTTTCGTTTGCTAATAATGTTGCAGCGGTATGTCTGCATGTATATGGCGGTTTATATTCGATACCGCACCGTTTAAGACACTTTTCGTATTCGTCATAGAATTGGTGCTTGCTTCCGGTCCAAAGGCATATACGGTCTCTCATAAGGTCTTGGAGCACTGGTATGATTCTGTCCGCCAAAATTATTGGGGCCTCTTTACGCGTGTCGGTTTTCAATCCCGCTCCGCGTATTTCATGAGCTTCGTAATCTATCATTGATCGTTGGATGGTTCGAAGCTCTCCAGGCATCGCGCCTGTGTAACACATGAACAAAATATAACCGCAAAACTCGTCATTGCTATCCTCATACATTTTCCAGAATGTATTCATTTGGTCGACGGTCCAAGCGGTACCCTCTTTTTCTTTGTGTGGGCGCAGGCGCATATACTGGGTTAAGTTCGTAGTGCAGTATTGCTGCGCTATTGCAATGTTGTACAAGTGTGATAAAACAGTCTTAATATCCTTTTGCGCGTAATATGATGTATACGGCTCTATAAGGCTTTGTAAGTCAAGGATAGTTAAGTTATTTATATCGGTTTTATGAATGGATTGTAGGCGCTCATAGACCGTCAAATAATGCTTCTGTTTATCCTTAGATAATTTCAAATAATCAGTCTTTAAGTATGTCTGCCAAAGTGTATCAATTGATGCCTTTGGTTTTTCTTTTCGTAGGGTTTCAAGATAAAGAATTGCTTCCTTCTTTGTCTGGAACCCTCTTTTCTTTTTTCTAATTCTTTTTCCGTTTATATCGTATCCAACCGTGTACTGAATCACCCAGTTTCTCCCACTTTTGAATACGGTTCCAGTTCCGTTCGGCCTTCTCATATTTTCACCTCTTTCAATTTAGAACATGTCCAGGTTCTGCTCGTTCAAAGTCTCCGTTCATTATGTGGCGGAGTTCGTGTTCCAGAGTTCGTTCTTGAGTAGCTTCTGAGAGCCTATCATTCAAATAGATGTTGTATAGGCCCTCATCGTCTACCATAGTGAACCCACGAACAGTCATTGGCATTTCTATTTTTCTTATTATCCAATTTCTACTCGTTTTTATCACCTACTACCATATTTACTATATTAATGATTTTGTCGAGATCCTTCTCGTCCGCCTTGTTAGAAATATCAAACAATAACTTACGTTTCTCAAACAATTCGTCTTGAACGATTTCTATTGAGTTACCAGGTAAATCAACCAAATCACTCTTATTGATTTTCAAGAAATCTGCTATTGCTTGGATTTTTCCCATCCTTGGCATTTTTGCTCCGCTACACCAAAGACTAACACTTGACTTTGAAACGTTAAGATATTCGCATAATTCTTGCTGACTAACACCTTTGAGATTCAACCAATATCTTAATCTTTCTGCGAACAATTCTCTCTCTTTGCGCTCGTCAAAGTCTCCCATACGCTTCCTCCTTTCATTGCCTTGCAAATATTATTGTATATCTATGTTAACCGAAAATCAACATTTTTTATCATTTTCGTAAAAAAGTTTACCCAAAAGGGTTGACAAGCAAGTTTACTTTTGTTAAACTGAAAGCGTTGAATTCGACAGAAACCACAATATGGAGGGATAAATATGAGCACGAACCCCACAATTAGTTTAAGAGCTGCAAGAGTCAATGCGAATTACACAAGACAGCAAGCAGCTGAACTAATCGGCGTAAGTACAACAACAATCAAGAACTGGGAATGCGGAAGAACCGAACCTTCTATGGCTAAGTTTAGAAAACTATGCGAGTTATACAAGCTCCCAGGAGACTTTATTTTTTTACCGAAGAGTTGACTTTCAGTCAACAAGGGAGGCAATAATGGACAAGTTAAAAGAAATACTTAATTCAGAAGAATTATTTATTTTTCCAAAAGACGTTGCCGAAATCTTACACGTTTCACCACAGCTCATCCGCGAAAAAGCCAAGAACGGAACACTTGAGTATAAATGTGTTAGATCAGGAAGCAGAACATACATAGTTCGTAAATCATTTTTGGAATATTTGGAGGTTATCTAATGTTCACAGTAAAAATTATTCTTGAAGTCATTTTTGTACTTCTCATAGCTTATGGAATTATTCACGAAGAAGAATTGATTGAATTTGAAACGGTTATGGTCCAGTGGGCTAAGCGCGGATTCAAGGTTTACGGAGGTAATCGCAATGGCTGATTATACCGAGGCCTGGAAAGAATGGGCCAGAGATAAAGAATACGTTCGTTGCACATGTCCTATTTGTGGACAGTACAAAGAAGGTGAACACTGCAGTGAAACTTGCTGCACTGATTGTGCCGACCGTTACATGACTATTTTACAAAAAGCAATGTCCATTACTCCGGACTATGCAAGGGAACAGATATCTGAATGGCTCCGTGAAGATGACGGATATATGATTCTCCAATGGGAAGAAAGCCCAGTTGTCCGTTCCTACGAAGAAGTAATTATGTATTTGTTCAGCTGTTGTAGTGCAGAAGAACAAGACAGAATCGCAAGCCGTATTTTAGGAGGTTAACTATGAGAAATACAATATCCGATTTAAACAACTACTTGTTTGAAGCGCTTGAGCGCATTAACGATGATGAGCTTGACGAGAAAGCTTTACAAGACCAGATCCTTAAGGCTGAGCAGACTTGCAAGATTGCTGACAAGATCATTCAAAATGGAGAACTCGCATTCAAGGCATCCAAAGCAATGATGGAAGCTGGATACGAAGTTAGTCCTCCAGCTTTGTTAGGAGTTGGTTCGCGTGCCACAACCTAACCAGTACACATCAGCAAGATGGACAGACGAAACACGCGCTGCTCTTAT